GGCGTAAATTGCACGGCAACGTCGGAAGTTACAACTTGAGTTTGAACACGTCTTTCCCCATATCTCGTGGCAACGTTTGACACATAAACATCATCAAAAGAATGATTAGTTGAGTGACTGGTATCTTGTGCCCCAAACAATCCAAGTCCAATACTTGTAATGGTTCCTGAACCTGTGTTACCTGTGAATGATGCTTGCAATAATCCATCAACATAAAGATTTGCATATCCTGACGAGCCAATGCTGACTTCAAGTTCAAGATAATGCCAAGAACCCACTGAAATAAAGTTTGGAGCGGTTGCTAAAGTTGTGCTTCCAGAATATATGTAATATTGTTGATTGGAATTCATTCCCACGCCAATATTGGCAGAAGAAAATTGGAAGGAATAATCAACTGTTCCCGTAATGAATTGATTCATACGAGTGGCAAATCCAATGGTGTATGTTGAAGTTGCAGCAACACCCTTTTGAAAATATCCGTTATTTCCGTTCACATAACCATTTGCTGTGACACATTGCCCTCCAAATCTTCCGGGGCTTGCAATTTGCAAATTGCCATAACCGTTGTAAACAGACCAATAGGCTTGTAGACCATTTGAACTGTCAGAAACGTTGGGATAACAATCAAATCCATCAATGAATAGAGTAGACATTATTTCGCTCCCTTAAATGTTAGGGCCACGGTTTGAGCATTGGAAACTGTATTGGTTATGACTTTCAACTCATCTCCGGATGTATAAGAAATCGTGGAGGGGAAAGTCGGAGAACCCGTTACAGAACCATTTGCAAAAACAATAAAGCCAACGTTGGTATTATTTTTATTCAAAGTTAGAGTAATATCTGCATTCGGAGCATTTTGAAGGGTAAAATGAGAACCCGGAAGACCCGATGGCAGAGAAAATGATGTTGCGGTATTGAATACAAAAAGTGTTTGAGAAGAGGGAAGCAAACCGGTGAAGCCCATTGCAATATCATATGTATTGCTGACCACGGCATTCCCAAAATTCATGTATTGTGCTTGAATGGAATATGTTTGACCACCATTTGCAATTCTCTCAATTATGAAAGTATCAGTTGGAAGAAGATATGTGGTGGGTGTGTAACTTGTAAAAATTCCCATAATATTCCTTAATTATTATTTGGAGCAGGAACAACACCCGTAATAAATGTGATGTCATCTTCCAAGATATTAGCCCCATACTCTTGAGGAGATTGTAAAATATTACGAGGAGATAAACCCCCCGGAGGAATGGTTTGCCCATTCTCACTTTGGTTATTTGGATTCAAACCTATAGTTCCAATCTTACCATCCAGATATGTAATATCTTGCAAACGGTCTCCATTATCCTGTTGCGGTCTTGCATCAGGGAATGGAACACCTTCTGGTGGAAGATTTAGAGGTAACATTTGAGGAGGTCTTGGGTCGTAGCATTTTCTATCTACACGAAGATTATTCCAAGTTGTGAGCATTTTGCTTCTACGGAATGTTCCGGCACAAATATCACAACAAAAATAAGCATCCCCAGACTGATAAGTGTCAGAGAAAAAGGAGGGATTCATATTGTAAGCCATTATAAATCCCTCCTATTCTACAAGTATATTTATGAAATAAAGCAGATTCTTACGAACCAGCATTACCCCAACCGGCACGCCAGTCAGCAACGGTAGGTGCGAAACGGGCAGTTGAACGGCACTTCATGTTTTGAGTATCAAACTCATTATCGCGCTCCAAAGTAGGCTCACGACGCCAGATGGACAAGAAGCCCTTGTCTTCTGGGATATTTGTTTGGATATACCAAGCAGCGGAACCCATACCGAAATAAGGGTTGACCAATGCACCTTCAGGAAGAAGGTTCAAATTTTTGATTGAGTTGATATCGTTGTTTGCAGAACCAGTGCGAAGCTGTGAAGCCAAGATACGGTTAGCATTGAAAACGTTAGCAGAAGAAACAATCAACTTCTTTGCTTGCAAAGAAATGTTCAATCCGCGTGAGTTCTTTGTTTGATAGATGGAAATCAAACCATCTTCCAAAGATGCTTCCGAAAGGTTTGAATAAACCAAAGGAACGTTTGACTGAAGACCCGACTTTGTTGGGTGCGATGCACTGAACAAAGGTTGATTATCACCATAAAGAACTGTGTTGGAGAAACCATTCAAGAAAAGATTAGCATGTTCAATTTCAATGGTAGTATGCATTGAGAATGCCAAAGAATCGGCACGAGACATTGCAATTTCTTCATAAAGATTATCTTCAAGTTCTTCTTGAGTTACTTGGAAACCAAGACCGATTACTGAAGGAGTCACCTTTGTTACATAGTCTTCCGCGTCAGAGTCGTAAGTAACTGGGCTAGATTCAGTTTTAACGCGAGCCAAGCCGAAGCCAGACGATGCGACAAGGTATTCAGTTTGAAGTGAACCATCTACTGTTTCAAAGATTTGAGTATAGATATCTGGAAACTTGTCATATGACAAACCCCAAGATGTAAGAATACCCGGATACAAGAAATCAGGATGATTTGCGCGTGTAATTACAGCAGCCATTTGTTATTATCCTTTTCTATTAAATGCCAACATAAGCAGATGTCTCAGTTGAAGTATTCAACTTGACAAGATACTTTGCGTATGGTTGAGTTGGGTCATTATTAACAGCGTAAGGGTCTAATGCTGTGATAGTGACTGTTTGTTGCGAACCAGAAGCAACCGAGTTTGCATTCAAAGTGAAAGCAGAACCAGTGATTGGGTTACCAGCAGTAGCAGCAACCAAAGTTGCAGACTTGCCAATAGCCGAAGCCGGAAGAACGTCTGTATTAGAAACTTGGATTGAATATTGAGTCTGTGGGTCTGAAGACACAAGAACATACCAATCTTGAGTTGTGGAAGCAGGACGGAAAACTGGTCCGACTGGCAAGCCACGAAGAGTTGGGGTCACAGCCGAGTTTGCAGCAGTAGCACCAACGAAGCCAACAACGGCTCCTGTGACGGCTGCACCGGTTGCTAGAGTGACGCCTTGAACGCCTTGACCGGATACGTTGGTTGTGCGAACAACTGGGTCTCCAACATAATATGCGTTAGTATCTGAAGCGGGGATATAGAATCGAACCAAACTTGCACGGAAAACTGATTCACCGTTCATCTGAATTGGATTCAACCCGCCCAATGTATTTTGATTTGCCATTTTTATCGGCTCCTTTTAACGGTTTGGGTTGCGAGGGGTTCAGTTTTAGTAGCCTGATTACCCTCTACTGAATAAACGCCTTTTCCATCACCAACCGATGATGAATCAACGTTAGGTAGACTAGATGGGTCTACATTCGTTAGAATTCCTTTCATTCTATCTGAACGTTCTTTTACTTGAACTGCTTGGTCATAGTCCCAAACGGCTTTAGGAATTTTCATCAAGTATGTGTATTGCTTCTGATTTTCTTCATCTTTACCACAATATTCACGAACTCTTGAAGAACTCTCTCCATTATTATCGTAAGTCTTGTAATTATGAATTTCAGAAGTTTCTACGAATTCATATCCACGTTCCAAGGCTTTTGGAATATTATTCTTCTCATCATTCTGATAACAGTAAACATAATTTTCTGTATCAAGTTGGTCAGCCGAATATTTGTCCAAACGCTTTGTTCCAAAATGGTCTAGCGAATGCGGGTCTCTATTTTTACGTAGAGCCATCAATTCTGCGGTTCTTGCCTTAACGGCATCTAATTTTGTCGTCATTTTTTATAGTCCCTTTGGTTTCTGATAACTTTTTGCCAACATTTCTTGTGCTTCAGCGAGAGGCATTTTATACTTCTTCGCGAACTTATTGGCCAAGTTAGTCAAGTTTTGCTTTTCAATAGGCTTCAAAGAAGCCCATGCTGTAACTGGTTTAGGATTCGGTGCACTATTTCTATTGCCACCTTGAACAACCGGAGGAGCACTTGTAGGTTCTGCAACTATTCTCTTGAATAAATGAGGAAATTGCTTCTTTACAGCTTGTTCTGCACGCTCTAATTGAATATGTGTTGGCATCCCCTTCGCTGCTTCAAGGTTGGAAATTTCTTTCGCGTAACCTATTGCAGCCAAATATTTTGGTTCTTTTGAAGTAAACCAAGGATTTGATTGTTGCCACTTCATAACTTGAACCGCATCATCTGAACGGGTCATTTTACTTGCAGCAAGTTTCGCCAATTCTTTGTTACCAGATTCAATAGCAGCAAGCATTTCTGCCTCTGCTTCCATTCTGGCTCGCTTATGAGCCTCTTCCATGGCTTCAGCCGCAGCTTGTGCCATTTTTTCAGATTGCTCTTCCAAAGATTTGATGCGAGTAGGGATTTTTTCTAGAAACTTGTCCGCTGGCTCCCAAGCCTGTTCATCGCGAGACCATTCATTTTTCGGAACCCAGCCAAGTTGTTTTGCAACTTTGCTAACCGGGTCTGAATTATCATTCTCCTCGGAATAATAATCTTCATTCTCATCCTTGTGAGAATCGTTATTCGTATTTATATCAGTTGAAGAATTGTCTTCCAAAGTAATCTTCGCAAGATACTTCTGACGCATTGCCTCTTCAGCATCTTTTGTTGCTTGTGAACGAGCCATTAATGTAACCCTCCGTCGCGCTTGTTAAATGCTGCAATTTTTTCCATATCATAAACACCAATAATATCCTTATCCAACATGATGCGATAAGTTCTACCATCAATATCAATATGCTCTCCACCAGCATAACGTGCAAATCTTACAATATCTCCAATCTTGGGTTCTTGACCCTCAATGCAAATACTTTCAAATGCTAATGGAGCCTTTGCAACCAACCGTCCAATTTGATAACGGTCTCCCATTGATTCTTTAGTTGAATCTGCCAATAGAATTCCGCCTTTGGATTCTTTTGGTGCAACCGCAGGTGCAATGATGATTTTAAATTCTTGGGGTTTCAAAGTCACATAACATTCTTCTAATGATGGGACTTGTGACAAAGCTACTTCGTCAATATGTCCATAATTATCTACTTTTGAGTTTGTGCTCATAGGTTTCCTTTTTTGTTTGTAAAAATAACCTATACATCTCTTCGCGAATTCTTAACTCTTGAAGTATTCTGTATAAGAGTTCATGGTCAATAGCCTTGCTACTATTCCATGAATAATTATCCCATTCTTTTCTCTGTTCATCAGCCATCATCTTATAATAAGCCGCAACAAAGATTGTAACAGGATTGCGAGTCCACGATGCAAAGTCCTCATCACTTGGAATTGGAACTTCACCTTTTATAGAGGTTAGTGGTAATGCCTCTTTATACTCTTCAGCCTCTGTCATTATTGACCAAGACCTTGAGGATTAGCAGCTTCATTCAATGATGGGTCATTATTGTCCATCATCTCAGCCTGATTTAATGATTTCTCTAAAGGAGAATGTCTGATATGGTCCGCCTCACGATGCAAAGCAATACTGTCCACAGCACTTAATCCAATCTCTCTTTGAGCCTTTGCTTGGTCAAGAATAACACCAGCCTTAACTTCATTTATCTTAGCAACTTTAAGTGCAGCAGATGCTTGTAAATCTTGTGCACGAGCCTGAACTTCTTGAGCCTTAACTTGCATTTCTGCCTGTGCAGCAGGATTAGGCGGAATATCTGCAATGAATCTATCAGGACGGTCTACATCCCATGCTTGCATAGCCTCTTTGGCCAATTCAGCAGCAGGACCGGGCTGAGTCATACCCGCAGCTTGCCCAACAGCACTCTCTGCAAATTGTGTCAAAGCCTGTATTCTTGCAGTCTTTTGCATACTTGTTACAGCAGTTGGGTCAGCAACCGGTGCAATGCTTGTAGAATCATCTGCAAAGTCTGCATCAAAGTCTCCACCAGTCAATTCAGCGTATTCTTGACGCTCTCTATCTGTTGCCCACTTTTGTAAACAATCATATATCATTTTGAATTCTTCCTTGAATCCACGATATACTCTCTTGTAAATTGCAGTAAATTGTGTCAAAGCCTGTTGTTGAACAGCAAAAGTTGTCCCAACAGGAGCCGTCGTAGCCGTATCACCTGTCATGACATCCTTGATACCAGTAATATCTTTTGCACTTTCAATTAACATTTGAGTCAATTGCATAGTAACTTCAGAAGCATTAGGGACGGTCATAGGGACGATTGCATCCTTTAATGAAGTTCCACCTGTGGTTTGAGCAAATAGCCACTCACCGGGTCTCTGTGTCAACGCACCGGCCTGTCCTGTGCCCATGAAGCGAACATCTCCACCAATAAAGCCTCCACCGGCCACTTGCATGGTTCCAGCATCAATCAATTGATTAATACTTGTATCAATACTTGAAGTCATTGGAGCCAATAATTTGGCATAACCACTTCCATAAAATGAACCTTGAGGGTCTGGCATGAATTGAAAAGCAACAAATGCATTCCATTTTTTAATCATACCAATACGATTCAACTTATTGTTGACAATAATATCTTCTTTAGTAAATGTTGGTTCAATTCTTAAAACAATCTTTGATTGTGTATCTACCGTAACAAGATACGGCTCAGACAATCCATCATTGTCCAAATCAATCATTCTAAACTGTTCAATAATCTCTCTTGGAGATTCTTCATCCTGATTGACATTGCCCATATTAGGTAATTCAACATAACGGAATCTATCAGTCAATTGTGCCTGAAGTATTTCATAAGGATACATTGTATAATCCTGAGTAATACGAGGACAAGTATTCATGGACTTTGTATCTTTATGAACAGTCAAATGCATTGGAGAAATATATTCACTTCTCAATCCATCCGGACTCATGTAAACCTTCTTGAAAGCAATTCCAGTAATAGGAATTTGATTTAACAATAAATCTGTATCACTTTCCCATTCACCTTGAGTTTTATAAAACAAATACCAATTCAAATAATCAGCAACTCTTTTACCACGAGCATTCTTTGCCTGTGCTTGCAATTCTTCCATCTGCTCTTGCTTCTGAATAACTTGCATTTGATTCTGCATATATGCTTGAAACATTTGTTGTTGAGCAGGGTCTTGAGGAGGCTCAGTCAATTTTAACAAATCCATTGGGTCAGGACTCTTTGAAGGTTTCTCAAAAACCTTCACCTGAACAGTATCACCATCTCTTACGAGTTCTGGATATACTCTTGCATTAAAATGTTGAGCAGCCTGAATGAGTAATGGTAAATGAACATCTGAACAACCTTCAAATGGAAAATTGGATTCAGAATCATTAGTATCCTTGCCAGTATCTTGCGAGGCAAGTTTCAAACCATCCGCTGCCATGGTTCTCCACTTTGTAATAGAACCCTTATCTTGTTCCCATTCTCTGACAGCCTTCATACCAATATCATCAAGTATAGAATCCTCAATAAGATGAGTAATATCACCCTTGGCATCAATATATTCATGTAATTGTTTTACAGATTCAAGTAATTCTTTTTGAGAATGTTCTGAATCACCCATTCTATCAGTCCATTTGTCCCAATCATTATTAAGGGTATCGGGGATGGAAGCCAATGCTCCTACTGTAGGACGAGAATCTACTACAACAAATTCTTTATTATTCTTGGTCATAATTGGCTTCCAAATGCTTGATTAATGATTTTGTATTACTCAAAAATACTTCAAATTGTTGAAGCATATTCTCAGGGATGACAGTCTTATTTAACTTGTAATAAGCATAGTCTTCCCTCATATCCTTGGTGGAATACTTTGAAATATGCTCAAATACTTGCTTTTCATTATCCGGTATCATGCTCAAAGCAAACAATCCCACAATGAATCCATTTGATTCTTTCATATCAATATCCTGTCATACTGTTCTTAGGTTTGCCTCTAGTGATTGCAACCGGTGAATTATTGAAACTCATCATACTTTCAATAGGAACTGCAAAACATAATGCAGCAGCGTCTCCGAGGTCTGGGGAACGCTTTAATCTCTCTTGTATCTTATCCTTGCTTTCCAATTGTAAGGAACCATTGGTTGTAAAGGATGTCTTGCCATTTCCCCATTCTGGTGCACAAATATCTGCTTGCAATGTATCATCATCAGGTATTTGAACAGGCATATCCTGATTGAACCATTCAAGCATTTCACCATACATTTCGGCTCTCTTATTAGCATACTTGGGAGAACCATCCGGATTCCTGATAGAACTTTTGGTTGCAAAATTTACTGCATTGATACAATGACCATGGCCCCATGCTAATAGATTATCATATACTCCTGCTCCCACTCCGGTTACGTCAATATTAACCATCTTAGGATTCCAATCTCTTATAAGTTGTGCAACATATTGTGACACATATTCTGTAGAACCTTCTGGGTCAAGTCTTATACAAATCTCTTTACCCATTCTTCTACCGCGTCTACTAATAATGCCTGTCTTATCTTTATTTCTACTAGGGTCTACTCCAATAATGAGCGGACCATTAGGTAAAACTTCCTCTTCAGGTTTTCTTGCTTTTGCAACCAAATGTGGAGGAATGTAACTATTACCACTTGAAACAAATGCTTCAGCCAATGTGCATGGATACTCTTGTCTAAATGTCCAGCATGGTTCATCATATGATGCTCCAATACTTGCGGCCATGATTGCATTCTTTTCAGATGCCCAGTATAGTTGAGCATAGTTTAATTGAAATTGTGCACCATAATCTTGCCAAGCATGAGGAATATTATTATGCCAACCTTTTGGAGGAACTGTTGCATAACCTTCATACCAGAACCATGGCATAAAGATAACTTCAAAGTTGTTCTTATTATCAATTGCCGACATGGTTAAATCATAGAATAGATTACCCATACCATTTGCAGTTGATTCAATAATGATTTCAGTGCCGGGGTCATCACCAACGGTTTGCATCAATGCTGAAACATGGCTTGCACCATTTTCCCAGAATGCAACTTCTGATAGATGCAAGTATTGGTTGTTCATACCTCTTCCAACTTCTTTTGCTCCTGCGGTTCCAATTTTGTATGAACCTTTATTCTCCATGAATTTTAATTCTTTAGCATTACTTGTATCAATTGTTGGTTTGCCAATAACTGAATGACACTCTGCAAAATTCTTTGTCATGCTGAATAGAGCATTAGTAGAATCTGAAGCATGAGTCATGATGAATGCTTGAGGAGAGGATTGTTGTGAAGCATAACAAATTTTATGATAGAATCGTCCTTGAATGTATGTTGAACATCCTACTTGACGAGCCTTTAAAATAATGGCTCTTACTTTACCAGTTCTTTTTCTTTGTGCTTCTAATCTTTCATGCACAAACATTTGCGAACGATTCAAATCAAATGCTACAAGCTTGCCTGACTTATCCTTTACTTGCAAAGCATTCCTTGCAAAATATGGAAAATCAAACTTGAGTTTCTTTAATATTTCAAGATTAGGAGGATTGTTCATTATATACTTTGGCTAATTCTTCTTGATTACTTAAACAATACTTTGGTGCAACTTTAGATGGTAGAGTCCCATAGAGTCCCTTATACTCTGCTAACTCTCGTTGAAGTTGTATTGCATATTGTTTCAATGATGAAACATTAAGTTTAATATCTTTGGGCAAAGTATTATTATTCATCGTTACTATTACCATTTGAATTATTATTTGAAATAGTTATTGGAGTATCTTCTTCCAAATCCATAATGGTTTTGAGAACTTGTAGATTAACATTGTTTTCAGTTTGTGTTTTATCAGTTTGGCCAAGATATTGTTTACCAAGCCAGATAGCCATTTGAACAGAATTTTGTTCAATAGCCATTTGAAATTGTTTATGACGCAATGAAAGTCTTCCAGCAGACTTTCCTCTTTCCATTGCATGTTGAACTTCTGGATATTTGTTTTTAAAAGTAATCCAAGTATTCTCTGTAACCCCAAGAATATTATAGATTTCCTGTTCAGTAGAATGAAGTTTACACATCATTTCTATATCATCTAAAGTATCTTTGTCAGGAGTAATTTCTAATGGACGATTAGTGGGATTTAAGATTCCCTCAATTGCTTTTTCATCGTTCAAGACATAAATTTTGTTAACATACGTCGTATGTTTTCTCTTAACTCTTGAAACATAAGGCTTTTTTACCTTATCCTCATTTTCATCTGACATAAAAATACCTTGATTTTTTTGTGTGTAGGGTATTTAGTATGTTGGTAGTATTTTGATAAATAAAATCATGAAAACAGATTGTAGAAATTGTAAAGTTGAGAAGACTTTGGAGAACACTTATTTCAATGTTACCAAGGGATATTTTAGCACATATTGTCGTGTATGTGAGGCTGAAAGGTCTAGGCAGCGTTATGCATCAGACCCTGTTAAACGTCAGAAGCAGATTGAATACAGTGCTGCTTATCAGAGCAAGATGTATCATGGTAACGAGGAATTCAAGAAGCGGCATCGTGCTTTGACGAGGAAAAATTGGAAAGAGTATTATGACAACATGACTCAGGAAGAGTATGATGCTCATAAGGCTTATCACAATGAGTATCAGAAATTTCGTCGTGCAACGGATGAAAATTATCGTAAGCAGTATAATGCGCGAGCAAGGACTTCATATCACCGCTGTAAGGCGCGTAGAGAGGGCGTGGAGCCTAAAGAATAGTTTTAGCGTAAGTTATACAGTTTAAGCATTGTGACTTGCACTGGGTCATCTGAGAAGAGGTCTTGGATACCTTCAATACCTTTTCTGACTACTTTTGCTTGAATGGCTTCTTTAAGCGAATCTGATAACACATAATAATACTCTTGATTTTTTTCAAATCTTGTCAACCAGTTCAAATTATATAATCTTATCAGGCATGAGATGACTCGTGTAAAGCCGGGGCATCTACGGCCATCGCATTTCTCAAAAATAAGTCTATCCTGTATTATTTCTCTTGCGGTCCAATTGGCCATTAATAATATTGTATTGGATTTGTAACAATCAAGGTGAGAGGCGAGAAGAAACAGGAACATATCGTCATCTTCAACAGGCAAGGAATCGGCAAAGAAAATCATGCCGATTCCTTGATATGCTTAACAATCATATCGGCCTTGTCTGCTTTGGCTTGCTTGTTGTCCAGCAGCATCTTAATCATTTCTGAAGCCTGACCACAAGTCAGTTGCATGGGACGCACGTCAACGCCACTCATGAGAAATATGGCATATCCTTGCTTCTTGGTCATGGGAAAATCTGGTCTACGAACTTGCTTGGCCATCTCAGTGTCTCGTTTCCAGTTGTTGAACAAACCATTCGGGAAGATTTTCCTCTTGAGGGAAAACCTCTTTCTCAAGGTCTTCAATTCTCTCCAAAGCAGCAATCAGTTGTTGCTGAAGGTCGGAGACCAGTTGCATGAGTTCATCATTGTCCATTAGAGATACCTATCCTTGAACAGTTGACTAAAAAGGTCGGGCATATTTTCGTTGTCGTATTTTTCAACAACACGATTCCATTGAGCGTCTGTGATTTTCTTGGAAGACTGAAAGTGGTCTTTCAGAAAATACTGATACGCTACGGGAGCGTCTCCCAAACGTTGTTTGTCTTGTTCTAGATACCTAATCAGGTCAGATATGCGCGTCATCACATTCCCTCATCATTTGCATTACGAGATTGATATTATACTCTGACGCTTTCGTCAAGAGCAACTGGTAGAGAAGGTTTTCAAGATAGTTGCGATAATTGCTCATTGTGTCCTCCATTCAGGATGGTCTTGCCACAGGGCTTCTTGGTAATCTTGCCAAGAATCTACCTCAATGCCCATCCGGGTAAGATGGCCACAGAGTTCATGGGCTTCACATCTCCACTCTTCACTTTCTACGCGAAGGGTGCAGATTTCGGTGTGTTGCTCTTTCAGCATGACTTGCATATCTCTATACGCTGTCATAAGAGCATCCCGCTCTTTCTCAAGATTGTTGATGTAGATGAAAATCTCGTCAGCGGTCATCACAGGCTCTCCAAACCATACATCTGGACCATGAGTTCATCCTCAAGGTCAATGTTAGCGTCTTTAACATACTGGCCCTTTTCAGTAAGTTCAAGAGAATCCTTCTTGAAATAGAGAAAAGTCTTGCGCTCAATCCAGCCCTTGTTGATGAGTTCTTCAATCTCGTTTCTTACGAGAATGTGGCCAAAGCCTTCATCAACATTCATGTATTCCGCGACCTTCTTGGCGATGGTCTCAATATCATGCTCCCCCGCCAACATGGCCTTGAGGATGATGCGAACCTTCATGTTATCAATCTGACGCATTGGAGCCTCCTTGCTCGTTTCGTTATGAAGAACCATATCATGCCAAAAAGTCTTGTCAATGAAAAATGATGGTTAATTTGAATTTTTGTTTGGTTAACGAAAAGGTTCAAAAAATTCATAATGAATTTTAATGGTTAATTTTGTTAAGAAAAATTAAGGGGGCCGAAGCCGCCTCTTTTATGCTACAAGTTTGTCAAGAATAACAACACTATTCAACCAGAGTTCAAATTCTTCCAGATTTTTTTCAGAATATGAAAAGCCAATTCCCGCGTCATGTAGATTATAAAACGGTGTTAAACCACCGTTTGTATAACGAGTGCAATCAAAAACGAATATAATTTTGAGGCGGAACTTATTTCTAAAACTTACGGTAATTTTACCAGTCCAACCCTTTGCTTCCTGATAATTACTAACCGAAGCTCCCAACTTTTTGAATTTGTTTTTAATAAAATCCAACATATCAAACGGATTGTAATCGTCACTTCCGCCGACCCATCCGTGGTCTTCTCCAAACAACTCTTCACGAACATCTTGGACAAGCGTGTCTAACAGAGAATCAATGCTGGCTTTCGTGGTCATTTGCGTCTTTCCGTTGTAATAAAAGTTAAGGGGGCCGAAGCCCCCACTCTTTATGCTGCTACTTGCATAGGCTTCAGCACCTTGCGGGTTGCTCCGCTCATGTGCCGCTTCATTGCCTTAAAGGCTTCATCGTGTTGGTATTCGTAGCCAACTTGGACATACATGAAATCCACATTGTCCGCGAAATACTCGGAGTCATCGTCGCGATAACCGCGAGCGAACACGGCTTCCAGATACACAACCATTTGAATGTTCCACGAACGGTCCTTGGCGACGATGACCACGAGAACTGCGGCGTTCATTTCACACTTGGGGTCCGAATCCTTGTAATCATGGAAGCCTGTGACCGGCTGAGTGGTGTCACTCACATTGAAGAAAAAGACTTCTGCGTTCTTGTTGGTGGCAGTCTTCTTGATGAGGGCCGTGATATCGTCCACCCCGAAACCGTCCGGATTGGAATACATCAGTTCATTCTGCCATTCGGTGGCTTGGTCAGCAACTGCTGACATGTAGTCTGAAACGAGTTCTACATCATAAACCCCACCCGAACGGATTTTGGGATTGTGGCCGAAGGGGTGAATAAGAAGTCCGGTCATTTGCGTCTCTCCATCTCATTGCGATAATGGAAAATAGCACCCCCACATATAATGTCAATGGCTTTTGCGAAAAAAATTTAAAAAAGTTTTTTGTTGACGAAAGTTTTTTGCCAAGCTATGAAGGGACAAATCGGAAAAAGGATTGAACCGATGGCCAGAAGTGAATATGACAACAAACTTTTTGAAGCCTTTTTAAATTGGCACGAAACTCGTGACCCAAAATATAAAGACGAGATGCAAAAGTGGGGTGATTTGTCCGCTTGCGAGATGCTGAAAACAGACCAAGAGACTTGGCAGAAGTTCAATAACTCTGCCTTCTATGAAAAGAAAGCCAAATGGTTTGGTAAGCAAGACCTTGGCACAAGAGACATCAAGAATATCTTTGTCCAATGGATTGAAAAAGGACAACCGAAATGACATACAAACCTGAACGCCCAAGAAACTGTCCATGGTTCTGGACACGATTGACTCGTCGTGGTATAAGGCTTCACGAGCCGTATTTCAGATATAAGACCCATGTGATTTTTCGTTATCAAAAAGATTATGAACCTTTCACACCGGGTTGTTTCGCCTCTTGACAAACCCTTCTTCCGACCTTATATAGGTCTTGTCCGAGAGGACTCCTTGTAGTTTAACTTAATCCCCCGGTAACCAACTTGCCGGGGGATTTTTTCGTTAATTTGAAATTAATAATGAAAATTAATTATTAATTTTTTGGACCAACTTTTTTTCGTAAAATCCGTTGACAAGAGAAAATAAAAAGACTATATCCCTTTTGCACTGGCACATCTTTGGTTTAGGCACATAAAACCATGCACAACGAATTTAAAACGGCTTTCATTCGCGGGCCGGAAGTTCTCAACCACTACCGTGAAGGATTGTGGACTGTTGGGGAATCTCGCCCTACCTTTAAACACTTTTTAGAGTATATGAAGACACAAGGGTATTTCGTGTCTTCAAGCACTTTGAAAAGGTATATGGAGGCGGCAAAGGCTCTTGAACAAGAGCGGCTTACATTCTATTCCGAAAATCCTGACAGAATGATGGATTTGTCGCAATATGAATCCTTTCGTGATTCCGAAAATTCCGATGTGGCTTTGAAACTTCTGTCGGAAGATGACTTGGCAAAATATGAGAGAAGGCACATGTTTGAATGTGCTAAATTTTGGAAAGGTAAAACTTTCTACACGTATGAAGTTTGAATAAAGTTCTACCCCGACTTACGGGAGAGCATCCCTGCGGGGTAGAACAATTCTAAAAAGGTTTAAAAGAGAGTTTGCATGGCAACAAACTTCTTAAGAATATTTATCCTACTGAATTAGGAGTAGGCAGAGCCGAAGCAAGAGTGGAAGTCAACACTGCGACATTCGCAGCGGCGTTTGCTACGTCCGAATCAGCGTCAACGCTTGCTTGAGTAAAGGTTGTAACCTTGGCTTGAAGGTCAGCAACAGTTGCCTCCAAGGTTTGGATAGTGGATACTGCGTTTGCAACGACTTCGGTCAAAGCAGTAATATTGAGTGTGAGGGTTTCTAAACCGGTCATAATTTTGTTTTCCTTATTGTTGATTACGAATATTTCGTAAAAAAATTGTTTAATGGGTGACAGCATTGGATACCGGTGTATTTACGGCTTCAACAGCAGGAATTACAACGTCTTGAACCGCTGCTTCTGCAATGGCTCCAACATTTTTAGGGTCTTTGGTAATAACGTTGATGAAACCAGCCAATCCAATTCCGGCTGCAAGAATGGCAGCGGCAAATTGGGGTTGAATAACAACACCGCAAGCAGACGCGATACCAATTAGGCCGCGCCATGTGGAAGGTTCTTGTAAACGGGCCAAAGCCCAAGTCCATAAATTATTCATTTTGATATTTCCTTTTGATTATATTTAGCGGCAAGATAAGCTTGATGTGCCTCATCAATCGTGTTAAAAGTGCCTAGATGAAGTCTCACACCATCTTTTAATAAAGATGAAAAGTATTTTCCGTTTGGTAATGGGTAGACATTTTTTACACCTGTGACGCTCACCTTTCGGTTACCGCCTTTTAAGGTGGGTTTTCCAAGGTCATTTCCCAGTTTGGTTGAAATCGTCACTTCAACCTTTTGTTCAAAATCTATGGAGTCAATAAGTGCCTGAATTTCATCTTTTGTCATCTGTTTACCCTACCAAAAACTAGCAAAAAAGGCAATATTTTCGTCACCCCATCCGCTTAAAAGGGCTAAAAAGGCCCTTGCATAGGAATGTTTCTATGCACTTTTTGTTAAGTCCTTGAAATGTAAGAATAAGTTTTGCATAGAAAATGAGCCTTTTGCACGATAAGTCCTTTTATATATTATCATTTTTTTCACATGTTTTTTATAACCCTTGTTTATTCCTCTCTTATATAAGACTTCTATATATTTCTATATTTCTATACAAAAAGATATAAAGGGTATATAGAATAAGGGTTTGAGCCGCATAGAAACTGCATGGAAAGAGGTATAGAGATTTTTGCCTCTATGCACCCGGAAGATAAATAAGTTGACAACTTCCTCTATTTATGCGAAGTTGCTATATAGACTTTTTTCATCAGGCTTAAATGAACATCAAAATTTCGTATCTGACTCATATTTTTATGGGTTCAAAGGGGCTACCTATTTTGCATCAAGGACGAATCACGGAATATAAGGAATTTTCCGATTGGGTTTCATTCTTGCAGGATTTTGTATCTCACTCTTACCCTAAAGAACAATCTTCAAAATTTGAAACTTATTCATTTGTCCCCACATCTTTTAGCAAGGGCTTCAATAGACCTAAAGACGGTCGTGAGCCTGTATGGGGTCATTGGAGATTGGCGGAACATGCTGATGATACATTATCTCTTATCGTAATGGATTGTGATAATGCCAATTCTGAGCATGATATGGTTGATATGGAAGATGCTGCTTTCATTTTAATGAATCTGAATGCAAATTATATCATTTATAGCAGTTTCAGTTCAACGGCTGAACAGCCGAAATATCGTATCATTGTTCAGCCTGACCGGCATATGACTTATGATGAAGTTTATGATGCAACGAGATGGTTCAATGATTTGTTCAGCCAGCAATTGGATTTGTCTATAACTGATGCTGGTGACCATAATTTTTGTATACCTTTTGATTCTAAAATTATGGCAGGATTTGAGGGAATCCCTCTCGTAGCAGATAATTTAAAAACTGGCAAGCCCATTTTGCGAAATCAGAAAATTCATACTTCAAGGGTTTTGACTCCTGAAGAACGGGAAAAATTAGTAACACAATGTAGCAGTTTTGATATTGCTTCTCATGTTACCATCAGGAATACAAATCTGGTCCCGGCAAAATTTATTTCTGATTTACAAATGCGGTATAAGGAGGGTTCTCATTCTCAAAGTTTGATGGGAACTTTATCACGCATCTGGTTACGGAATAATGCAAATTTCACTTTTGGTGAAATGGTTCATCTTTTTAATGAACTGGATGAAGTTTATGGTGGTTATGTAGGAGAGAAATATGGAATAGACGAACGGAATAGGGCAATCAAATCTGTTATGAGTTTGCCTTCTAATCAATCGTCTAATTTGAACAAAAATCTAACTTTATTAAGGAAATTTGAAAATGGAAATTTTAAATCTAAGCGATGAAAGACAAAAGAAACTTGAAGGTTTCAAGTCAGGTATTTCATCTTGTGAAAAACTTTTAGAAGAAGCTACTGCTTCTGGTAATGAAAAGGCAAAGCTTCGTTTAACTTTGCAAAGATTATCTCTTATCAAGAATTATGAGAAAGAGATTGAAAAGCAGAATGAGGAAGAGGCTTCATCTTTTTCATATGCTCAAATTGAAGAAGCCCGTAGAGGGCTTGATGAAGATGTTCGTGCTTTCATAAAAAAGTATGATATTCATTTTCTCACAAAATTAGGAGTCTATTGTTTTCATAGACCGTCCGAATGGACTGAAGTCAATAACAAGGTCATTTTTAATCCTTCTTGCCGCTATATGGTCAAGAAGGCTAATCTTAATGCCTATAACACAAATCTTGAAACAAAAAGTAATAATCCCTATTGGACCACTTTTGTAAGATTGCTGGAAGAAGATGGCAGAGTTTTTGAGGAATTGACTTATAGTTTTGCTGAAGTCCCTCCCACGTCTTTGAATGCATTATCAAGAAACTTTTTACCGAGACAAGAAGGTCAGTATCATTGGATTTTTGATGCTATTCTTGATTCCTTATCAGGCGGCTTGCAAGAGAATAAGGACCATTTGATTTCTACAATCATTTCAGCCTATCTTCGTCCTGAAGAAAGTTATCTTACACCTTGTCAGGTTTTTGATGATGGAGGTTCAACTGGTAAAACCTTATTTGCATCAAAAGTTTTGACTACGATTTTCGGAAGTGATTTGGTTGTCCCTTCCGTGGATATCGCATCTCTTGAAAAATTCAATGCCCACTTGGCTGGCAAACTTTTTGTATTCTTGAATGAGGTTTCTCAAGAACCGGCTCATGCAAATACGCTGAAGCGGCTTCTTGGTTCTCCAAAATTCAAGGTGGAGTTCAAAGGCGTGGATGCAATGTTCGTGGATAATACCGCTAATTATTGGATTTCCGGTAATAACAAGGGTTCAGGCCCCGTGGCTTTATCAGGCGGAGGTGTAGACCGCAGATATTCCATCCATTGTCCAAAAAAGAAATTATCTCATTATATTGAGCCTTACCTTAATGAAAAAGATGAAAAAGCCATCAATCTTTGGGTAAAACAAACCGGTCAACATATTCTTGGAGACCCGATTGAATGCGGTAAGTGGATTAATTGGGCGATTGAAACCTTCGGTGAAGAGCCAGATATTTCTCCTCTTCATGGCCATCATTACAAATATATTGCAGATAATCAAAAACCAATGGCTGAAAGAGTTTTTGATTATATCTTTAATGATAGAATCCATCCAAAAGCTGCTATCCCCAAGGATTTGAGTTATCCTGAAAAGCAAAGAACGAGCCTTTTGAACGATAAGGCCGGTGTCCCTAATCCGTATTTGTTTACATATATTCGTCGTAAAACTCTTTATGATTTTTATAGAAGTGAAGACCCTTCAAGTCGTATCAAGAGAACCACTTTTTATAAAATGGCTGATGATTATATCCGAGAAAAGGGCTTGCCAATCTCCACTCAAACCGGAGTAAGATGGGGCGATTCATCTGCGGATGTTTATATCAATAGACAGAATACCCTTCGTCTTACCAATTCTGCGACCCCAAAAGATAATGATAACAATTATTATACAAAAGATATGGGTCGTTATATTTGGCATATTGAATTACCCTCGTAATTGAATATTGATAAATACCCTACTTTATTATATATTTTGTATATAAAGAGGGGTTGGTATGAGTAGACAAAAAAATAACAAGAATAATCCCGTCAAGATTTGCACCAAATGTGATGCAATCTTGACGGATGATAATTTCCCAAAGCATATAAAGAGACGAGGGCATTATAATTGCCGCACTTGTTATAATGCTTCAAGAAAAAAATATAATGATAAGAACAAGAATTATTATTCCTTGAATCCCGTAGCATATGTTGCACATTTAAAGCAGATGCGTGACAAGAGAAATGCCAGTGAAGAAGCCCGCTTGGCTTATAATGCTTACATGAGGGAACGCCAGAAGATTCATCGTGATAAACTTAGAAAGTTGAAAAATGAATCTTCTTGATGCGGATAATACGACGAATGGCAATCACTTTTGTATTTTAGATTTTTCTAACCCGGAAGATGTTGATTACAAATTTTTAGAATTGAAGTATATGGAAAAATACAAATTTCCTGCTGCGACTTTAAAAATTGGAAAATATAAAATAATTGTTCCATTGAATTGGTATATTGTGGTTGCTGATGAGGGAGAAATGGAACTTCTCCCAATCAGAATATTAAATGGAAGAGATTTCAATGCATTTGTTTTTAATCCATTATCGGACCCTATGCCGAGATATCTTCCTATAACGATGGAACATATTGATATGGATTATCAGTGGTTGACACCAAAATTAAAAAGAAGTGTGATTTTGTGTGCAGCAATGGAAAAAAGAGATAAACCGGCTTGTTGTTTTATTGTTGATAAGATGATGGGTTTTTCAAGCATAGACATATCGGATTTTGTATGAGAAAATTATTGAACACCACACCTCGTGTGCTTGTGGCATTTTTGTATCTTGATGATGCGGCAAAAGCCAGATGGATGAATGTAAATATTTTCGTAATGTTCAGAAGGGAATTAGACAAATGAGTTTCTACAACAATCTCGCCCAAGTTTTGGGAATGAGTCCCTTGCAACAAAACAATGGTCTTGCCAATGCTCAGAACAGTTTGAATGGGAATGCTTATTCTCAGCAAATGGCTCAACAACAAATTTATGCCCAACAACAATACAATCCTTATCAGCATTTGACTGAAGATGAAAAAACTGAAATGTTGAAAGGTTACATCAAAGCTCTTGCTCCGGAAAATAAAAGAGAAGTTATGGCTAACTGTCTGGAAGCATCTGATGATGATTTACTTTACTATGTGATGACATTCGGAAAGGATGTGAAATGAATCCCAATATGTTTAACATTCATTTTTGGAGACAATATCCGCAAACCAATCATTTGGAGCCGGATGACATCATCATCGCTCAAAAAGTCTCAGGTAAAGAAATGCTAATTGATAGACGGGGAAAAGGGACTTTGTGGTATTCTGAACAACTAATGTATATGAATGGTTCAGATGGGTGGGGTAATATTCTTTGGAGCACGGAATTGCCGACTTGATTGGAGAATGAGAAATGTTTGATTGGATAATGCAAAAGGTTTACATGAAAACAAGTTGGTTTGAATGTGGAGAAGTAAGGTTAGGTTCCCATAAAACAAATTTTGATGAGCCGGGATTTGCTTTTTCTTCAGAAAATATTACATTTATTGTTGACCAAAATGGTAAAATGCATTTACAGACAAACAATTCCGAGAAATTACAATTAGCCCAAGACCTTTTAAATGATACCTTGGACCCTGATACGGAAATGAAACTTAAATTGTTAGGAATATTGAAATGACCATTACCGCGAAGCAACTTGAACAAATGCTTGTTGAATCGTTTGAAAAAATTGACGAAGAAGTTTTTAGTGAAGATGAGGACGGTAGAATGATGGTTTATGACGGAAACTTTTGCGTCAAAGAACTCGCCGCCGAACTTGCGAAAAAGCTGAATGAACAATCAAAAGACGAGTTTATTATAACCGGCCCTGCTCCAATCTTCGGTGAAAATAGCAGAGATTTTGCCAAAAGATTTGCTGAATATGTAAAATCGTCAAACAAACCGGACAATGAGGGATAATGATGGAGAAGAAAACATATCAATATCGGGACACATATGGGCGTTATGTTTGCAAAGATATGACCAAGAAGGAACTATACATTTTTAAATTTAAAAACCCTCTTGCTGATATAAAACAAGTTTCAGAAGAATGGCGGGATTTTATTCATCCACAGTCCAAGCACAAGGAGGATTGAGACGATGATTTTTGTTTTAAAACCTTACAATCAAATTGTCCCAAAACAAAAAGACTTGGGAGAACTTGAACTATGGGTAAAACAAAACTGTCAAAACTATAAATTCATGCTCCTTAAAAAACCCGGAACATATATGACAAACGCCATAGAATTTTTAGATGATTCTTCCGCCGCCCTCTTCAAATTATTTTGGGATGGAGCAATAGATTATCAAGAATAAAATAAAATATTCGTATTACGTTTAAATTACAATATTCAGATTATATACTTGAGGAGGAATAATGAAGACATCATCAGCTAAAAGTAAGGGCCGTGCATTACAAAATAAAGTTCGTGACAAATTATTAGAAACATTTCCAGAATTAGAAGATGGAGACGTGAGAAGTTGTCCGATGGGAAGCACAGGTGAAGACATCATCTTAAGTCCAGCCGCAAGAAAATTAATCCCATACTCTTTTGAATGTAAGAAGCACAAATCATTTTCAGTATACAAACATTATGACCAAGCCGTAGCACAAAAGAAAGGCGAAGCCGTTGTAGTTATAGAAGCGGATAGAAGAAAGCCTTTGGTGATTTTGGATTTAAATACATTCTTAGAATTAATAAAGGACAAATAGATGGAGTTAATTCACAAACACATGCTCGGAAAGGCTATCGTAAAGAAGCCTCCAATGACAGCCAAGAAGGGCCGCAAATGGCTTAAAAATTTAGTAGAGTTGATTGATATGAAAATATTAATCCCTGCGGACGCTGTTGAATGTAACACTTTCGGAAATGAAGGGGTTACGGGCATTGTTTGTTTAGAAACCTCACATGCAAGTTTTCATTCATGGTCTGAATTAGACGAACCATTTATAAATTTTGACATTTATAGTTGTAAGGAATTTGACCCACAAGTGGTTTTGGACCATTTGGCACAATTTGATGTGGTGAAAGTTAACTATATTCTGATTGATAGAACTTCTAACACTATCCTATAAACAATTCGGGGGAGAACCCATACTCACGGTTCTCCCCCTCACGTATTAACTTCATCAGGAAATATGAAATGATGCGGCTTAAACACCATTCATTAAGTATTTATATCATCATTACGGAAGGATTGCAAATCTTTTCCTAAAACTCTGAATGAAAATATCCATTCAATTTTATCAGGTAAGAATTCTTCAGGAGTTTTTTCTGTAACATTGAAATCCAACATAGGATATCTTCTTACAAATAATCCCGAATGTTTTTCTCTTAATTCATTCCATTTCTGAATAACTTCGGCACGAACCTTCCAATATTCATCTACCGAATAAGCCTTATATCTAAACACTGTAAAATCGTTATCTACCCAATAACCGCCTTCACAATCTTCTCTATTGACAGGCAGAAATATCTCACCATATACTTGCCAATCATAACGCTCACTATGCGTTAAAACTGATTGAAGGTTTCTAATCATCATATCTTTTTTCATGACCGTATTTATAAATACACGACAAGGAGAAATTACAATGTCCTACCCAATGACACCAGTTCAATCAAGTAATGTAGCCGCAGTGGCTTATGATGATAAGACCCGCACTCAAACCGTTCGTTTTAAAGACGGTTCCACTTATGAATATTATGATGTTCCGCCAAATGTTGGAAATGCTTTTCCATTTATTGACTCCAAGGGGCGCTTCATCTGGTCCAACTTCCGTGGAAAGTATGCTTATTCAAAGGTTTAATTTAAAACCAGTGAGATACAAAGCGTTATATCCGCTATTTGAACTATACCAAATAGATTGAGTTACGAGAGGCAAATCATATTGCAGGGCAAAATAATCTGCTCCACCATTTGAACCACCTTCAACCCACGAATATCCTTTACCATTACTACCCGGATTAATTGGTGCAACAGCGCCATTTATAGTATTGTTATTATTCCATAGAGTTCCACGAACTCTTGTAGCCCAAGCCGGTGGTAACCAATTTGTCAAAGAATATTGAGTCCAAGAACCGCCTGTAGAAGCACTTGTTACCAATTGTTGTGCAGGAGCAATATAATCCCAATCTTGGCCTGATTGCATGAACGCATAGGTATTCTTGCTTGCATCTGTCTTTACAATTCCAATCAATGCTTGATATGTATAGCCAGTTGGCATTGTCGGAGCAGAATTTGAAGTAGATGCTAACAAACCCGGTGTGGTTCCATTGGAAATCAACCAAATCCAATACCAAGTTGAGGCAACTAATCCACCAGCATCAAGTCCATTGACTCCTACACTACCTGTCAAATACAATGTCCCGGTAAAATTATTCAATGAAATAGGATTGTTTCCAGAAGTTGTTGAAACTAAAGTTGCACTTGTAACTGACCAAGAAGAATTTTGCGATGCTGAAGATGAATTCAAACCAACACACCCCGAAACTTTTGCCGGAATCACAGCAGCATTCAAAACAACAAAAGAAGATAATGCTGTCTGGACAAATTGTGTTGACGCGATGCGACTACTTGAATCATTAGCCGCAGGAGTTGGAGTTGTTGGCGTTCCAGTCAATACAACTGAAGGATTTTGGAGGAAACCAGAAACATCTACAGGCAAGGAAGTCACTGGCAACTGGCTAAAAGTGTGGGTTGAGCCGTTTGGGAGTGCTAATGTAACATCATACGCCAAAGCACTATTAGCAAAAAAAAGTGTGGTCTGACTTGTAAACATTCCGTTAATATCAGAAGTTTGCGGATTTGAAACAGGAATCGTAAGAGCAGGGTCTGCGTAAATGTTTGATAAAACAGAAGTCCCCGTATTTTTAACTGTTAAGACCGCGCCAACCGCCGGAACTCCCGGCGCTTGATATGCAGGGAATGTATAAGGAATATTAAGGTAACCAGAAGCCATTTGAAATCCTTTAATTTTATGTTATTTATTGCCGGTAGCGTTTTTAACTGGTATGAAAATCATCAAAACAGGAGATTAAACATGGCGAGACCAAAGGGTAGACCGTCAACTAAAGATTTTATTTGTTCTCGTATAGAATATGACACAAACGGCGGATGTTGGTTGTGGTCAGGTGCTATGCACAATACCGGTTACGGATATTTATATGATGATAATAGAAAAACGATTACAGCACATAGAGCATCATATAAAATTTTTAAAGGCCCTATAACAAAGGGAATGCATGTTCTTCATTCTTGCGATATTAGGTGTTGTGTAAATCCAAATCATTTAAGATTAGGAACTGACCAAGATAATGTAAATGATATGATGCTTAGAAACAGAGTATGTAGAGGCGCTTCACATCCCAAAGCAAAATTAAATGATGAAAAAATATTAAAAATAATTGATTTGTTCAATACTACTGAAATGTCTCAGACTGAAATAGCACAAAAATTCAATGTATCTCGTAGTCTTATCCAAGGAATTTACGAAGGTAAAAAGTGGAAAAATTTTACACATCTTGTTGACAAAAGAAAGAGAAAATATCAGTAATTTATTGCAATATGGTTAAACGAAGAGTATAAATAGAAGATAACTTCATATAAGGCTTACAAATGAAACCTACTCAAGAATATCTACAAGAATACTTTCGTTATGAACCAGATACCGGTTTATTTTATAGAACCAAACCTGTAAGAGGTTGGAATGGTAGCAAAAACCCTTGCGGAACTATTAATAAAAAGGGTTATATTTGCATTATGATAAACTACAAAGTTTATAAGGCTCATCATTTAGCATGGCTTTACGTTAATGGAACTTGGCCTGATAAGCAGATAGACCACATTAACGGGATTAGGTCTGATAATCGCATTAAAAATCTAAAACTTGCCACTAATCAGCAAAATTCATTTAATCGCGGGAAGAACAGGAATAATACTTCAGGTTACAAGGGTGTTTCATACCACAAACGTAGCAAAAAATATTGTTCACACATTCGCGTAAACGGAAAATTGCATCATTTAAAAACGTCTGCTGACCCATTAATTTGTTCTGCGGCCTATGAAGATGCAGCAAAAATTATTCATGGTGATTTTTATTACAAATTGAACAGATGATTGAACAACTTTATACAAGCGGATTTTTAGAAAGACTGCTATCAGAGGAAGTCGGAAGGCATACTCCGATAGCATTATCTTTAACTGTTGATGAAGATAAGTTGGCAGATGTTACAAGGTATCATTTCAGATTATGGATTGGAACTGACAATTTAGGTTTGACTTATTGTTATGATAATTACGAACGAATTGATACTGGGCTTTTCATTGAGACTTTCAAGAGAGATTTATATCCCTATTTTAGAAAAAACATTTTGATAGGTTATTATCAAAAATGCATTGAAGAAAATGTTGATAACGAAGATGTGTTGATACAATTGGCTTTAATGTTTGGAACCCCTTGACAAACTCTTTTTCGGTGTTAAATTATAATTGTAGCAACGAAGGAGAAGTCAAATGGGTATCATCTTAATTATTGGTATTTTTATTCTTATTTTTTGCCATTGGCTTTTTCCGCTTTACGCCGCGTTCATTATTGTTGCATATTTGGCCGGAAATAATACTCGTCCGAGTGACCCCGACAGATATGCAAAAGCTATGGCTCGGGATAAGGAACGCGAACGTAAACTTACTTCTCATACCCGTAAGGTTTGAGATAGGGCATATAAGTTTGAAGAACACCTTGGTTCGGTGCAGTTTGTTGTTGATTAGTAGATAAAACATCTGCTGCACGAACAGTAGGAAGAGTATTAGGGGCAACATATTTGCCTCCAAATTCTTCCAATGCACTATAACCTCTTGCAAGTCTACCCGTAAGATTTGCAGCAGACCCTGCAATTCTTGGTGATTGTAAAGCGGTTCCTAATCCGAATCCACCTCCAAATAAAGAGCCACCTTCAGGCAAACCATGACCAATTCCTAACACACTTCCACCAAGACCCAAAGCACTGCTTACGATTTGGTGACCAAGTGTATTTTTTGTTGGGAATAGACTGCTTGTTTCTTCACCAGCGGCTTTAGTAGCAGCAATATCTGAATTAGGCTTAAACTTTTGATAAGCCTCGCTCAAATCATCAATTGCACCTTTTGTTCCATTACGAACATTATCGGCTGCTTCTCTGACTTTTAAATAATCAGGGGCTTGGGTTTCAAGTTGTGTTCCAAGATTATCGTATAGATGACTCAAAAAATTACCATCTTGCATTCTTTTAAATTTGTCGGCAGAATTTTCAAGTTCAGGAGCATTTGTATCTAATGCATCACGAACTTCTCCAACTCTGTTTCGGAATCCTTCAATACCTTTTGGAGAAAAATCTCCATTATCCATGAAATCTTGCACAATACCCTCCATTTCTGAGGGATTACTATGGAAATTATTTGTCAAATAATCTTTAGTAGCATCTACAATAGGTTGTGCATCAATAGCCGGATGATTTGAAGCCACTTCATTTTCTACAGTATCTGCGACTTTATTGGCATCCAATTTACCATTTTGTGCATCTTGAAAAATTGATTGTTTCAACCCGCCTTCGCGACCAGCAGAGTATGCTTCTTTAATATAATCAGTCGGAACATCAGTTGCATGACTAATAATTTGTGAAACGGTATCTCCAACTTTCGCACCAATTCCCATATTAGGAATCACCGCTTTAGAGGCATCTCCCGCAAGTTTTAATTGACCGGTTATAGGTGCAGTATATTCTGAACCTTTACCTAAAACTTTTGCAGTTTTTCCCAATATATTACCAACATCTGATGCTTCACCTAATGCCGCAGCACCACGTGCCGCAGCAGTTTCTCCACCAGATAGCAAAATACTTGCATCTGCCAACGGGCCAACCGGGTCAGTTTTAGCATAATGTAAGAAATCATTCCAACTTCCGTAATGATTGCCAAATTGACTATTCAAAGCATCGGCTGCTTTTGTATCAAACATAGGATGACCATTCCAAGATAAAGGAGCCGCATTCTTATCTCCCACGGCTTGTAGAACCGGAACCATGGCTTGAGATAAATTTTGTGCTTCTCCACCAGCAATGGAACCCATAGTTTTAAGAGTTGTTATAGGGTGACCCAATGCATTTAAGATACCACCGGCCATATTAGCAGCAGACCCCGGAAGGTTATAAACTGCTCCACCAAGAACAGCAGGGAGACTTAAATCTTCACCTTGATAAGCACCTTTTGGTGCAGTAACGATTACGGGCGCGACTGTTTCATCACCATACACTACTCCTGTAGATGGGGCTTCAATTCCAGTTGCAGTAGTTTTAGTTGGGGCATTGGCTGGCGGTTCATCACCATAGACCACACCATTTGTTGCCTCAATTCCGGTATTGTCCATTTTATGTCCTTAAAATTCTTGGTGATTTCCGCGACCCAACCCGGCTCCAACAATATATTTGCCGGTTTTAGGGTCCAATTGAACAAATGGAACAGGTTTACCATTGGCAGTTCCAAGATTCACACCGGCCCAAGGAGATAATCCAGTGGATGGGTCTGTAATACCAAAAATTCCTTTTTGATATTGAGGAGTGGATTGCCAATATTTTTGAAACCCTGCTTCGGATTTATCAGAGTGTGTATTATCATAAAGAATACGTGCTTGGTCTTTTGCTTGATTCAAAAGTTCTGAAGCGGCAATTCCTGCCCCATAAAATTTCAATCTGTCTTGTTGTGATAACAAGGTAGGCAAAGGTTTTGTAACAGCATCAAATTCATTCTGGCTTCTAACCCCAGAAGTCATAACATTTTTAAATCCTGTTGCCAAATCCGCTTCAAGTTGTTGTGCATTAGCCGCATGATTTGCTGCTTGTGGGAAAATAGGAGAAAGAATATTTGCAAGATTTTGTTGAAATTGTGCAGAAGGCCCTGCTCCGACTTGCGAAGCCAACCCTTTGATTTGCATTCCAGTATTAACTTTCATAGGATAACTTTGGATATTTTCCTGTGCAGTTTTCAAATTAGTATTATAATTTGCATTCTGGTCTGTATTATAAGTTTGTTGAGCCGCAGGAGCAGTTCCCATTTGAGGAGTTGGTGCCTGACTTGAACGCACGGTTCCTCTTTCAATAGGTTGCATAACACTCATCATTTTTTGACGAATAGTTGGGTCATGCAAATCAACCGTATCAGTTGGTTTTACGCCTAAAGCAGCCGCGACAGTTGCAGCATATTGATGATTATTTGGGTCATAACCATATTTTGGGTCTGCAATGATACCATCAATGGTATTCAAACCGTGTAAAGTTTGTCGCTGAAGGATTGTTCTATCCATTGCAGCATTTCCAGATGCAACATCTTTAAAAATTGCAAAACCTTGAGCGTCTGTGGCCACTTGACCCGGATAAGGATGACCGGGGATGGCTTTCACATTACCATAATTATTGTTTCTATCTGCTCTATCTGTTATGACAGTTTGACCTTGACCGCCTTGATTGTTTGCAGTTTGAATTTTTTGCAATTCAGTAACAGGACGTTCTCCCAAATCTGCACCAGTTGTCGGGTCATAAAAATGTTCCATAGAAACTTTAAGACCCGCTTGTGCAAGACCTTTTTGAACAACATCTTCACCATATTTTTGAGCAGCATCCGGTGCCGAAAGTGCAGCAATTTTTTCTGCATCATTTTTAAAGATAACTGTAGAACCATTCTTTGTGGTAAGTGAAGTTTCTTTTGGCAAGAACAAATCGGCTACAGATTTTGCTGCTTGTGTATCATTTGTAGCAACACCCGTTGCACGAGTTGTTGCAGCAGATTTGTCGGGGTCAAGCGCATCTTGGCCTGTCTTAATAACCGGTGTCAAATCAATTCCAACAGTAGTTTTTAAAGCAGATGCCAAAGCAGCCGCTTGAGGAGAGGCTAAAACTTGTGCTTGACCACGTTTTACACCATTCCATAACGTTTCATTGGGGTCAGCCTGTGGGGCTTGACCAGCGATTGCATGGTTTGCTTCAACGGCCATTTGACCCTGACCGACCAAATTACCCGGAGACCCGGCAGGGGCGCTAGAAGGGTTTACAGGGGCCGCTGTAGACCCTTGGACGCCTTGCGGCTGTGTTGATGCCACTTGACCCTGTGGAGCCTGTCCTGACGCATTCTGGGGCGATTGTGCCCCACTCATTTGTTGACGAAGGGCTTCAGCCGCTTTAGCGTGTTCAACAGCCTTTGCAAGATAGTCAGAAGGATTCTTTTCTGTAGAAAGTTCTTGTTCCACTCTATCCGGACCAATAATTCCGTCATATTTTTGATGCATGGATTGTTTAAAAGCAGCCAACTTGTCTGGGTCAGTAATTTGCGCGGCTTGTTGAAAATCTCCAATCAAATGTTGATGAAGAGCCATCTCCATTTGTTGCGGATTCATTTGTTGTTCAGTTTGTTGCTGCGGAGCTTGCTGCTGCGGGGCTTGTTGCTGCGGAGCCTGTCCACCCATAGCACCACCCAATAATGCTTGACCGGCGGGTGTTTGCGATAATGCTCCAACAATTTGTTGACCGGTTTGGCGTTGCCAACGGGTATATTGAAGGTTAGCAAGTTCGGCTGCTTGTGTTGCCTGACCACTTGCCAAAAGAGCATTCATGCCCTTATTGATGGAATCAGGGTCATTGACATCCACGTTAGCCAAAACACCAAGTGCTTGACGCTTTGCATTATTTTGTTGAACACTTAATGCAGAATCAGAAGCATCCTTTTGTGCTGTATATGTCGGAACATCCGGAGCAATATTTAAAGCAGTGCCGCCGCCAAATTGAAAATCAGCCATTTTTTAATCCTTACAAACCAAGTGTGGGAGGAGCAGCACCAGCCGGTGTTCCGCCATCTGTAAACGGAATCATTGAACCATCTTCTCCAAGAACACCTCCCGATACTCTTGGTAAAACATTTGGCAATGTATTACTTAAATTCAAATTATTAAAATTCGGCATGTTTGCCAAGACACCTGTTGGTGCCTCATATGGTGTTACAGCATTCATATCCGGTAATTTTACATTTCCATAACTTGATGTAGAAGCGGGATTCAAAAATGAACTTAAAGCCCCAGTCAAACCATTTGTCATACTATTTTGAGCATTGGCACTATTAACTTGCCCTGCCCCATAAGCATTGGCTCCATTATACAAATTACTGGCATATTGTCTTGAAGCATCATTTCCCAACCCGGCTAGTGTCCCAGCGGCAGTTTGGCCAGAATTATTTAAAAACCCAAGTTGTGCCATGTAATTTCCAAGAGCACTACCAGCTTGTCCTTGAGCATAATTATTCAACGCTTTGGCAGTTGCCCCACTTCCATATTGACCGGCGTTTTGAGTAGCAATTGCATTCAATCCCTGATTCAATTGAAATTGATAAGGAGAACTTTTGCGAAACGTATCAAAAGCATTTTGAGCATTTGTATTACCATTCAAACCAAGTAATCCGCCTAATTCATTATTGGCAGATTGGCCTGAAAGAATGAAGGGATTTAGATTACCTTGAGCAGCACCATAAACTTGTTGATTAAAAGCATTCGCATCGGCGGCGGCTTGTTGACCGGCCCCGGCAGTATTTCCTGCCGCACCCATACCCGTAATACCTTTAATAATTGTGCCTGCCGGTCCAATAAAAGGTGCGGCGGCAGATGCCAATCCTGCTGCTGCTGAACCGGCGGCACCGATTCCTCCGACAACGCTTCCAATCGCTGCTGCTGCTGTCCCCGGCATAATTATTCTCCTGATACGGCAAGAATTTCTAATTCATTGTCTTGCCCGATTTGTATGATTGCCGTTCCCATATAAATGGTTGGCGGCGTATTATTTAGGATTTGGACCGGTAAGTATCCGGCAAGCAAAGCCCACTTGTTATACTGCTCAATAGCCTTCGTAATATTACCAGATTTGCATCCCAAAATGGTTGCTCCAACGAACTTATCGTGAACCGCATCATAAGGATGATTAAAATGCCCCAAGGCTGTTTCAATCTTTTCATGAAAATCTTCACCAATTTGTGAAAGATGTTCGCAGTTTAAAACCCAATCTTGATATGTCATTGTAAAGAATTGACCACCAATCATTTGGTTATTCTGAGGGAAGAATTCTTCTCTTCTAAAAGTGGGTTTGAAACCGGCAATATTTGCCCAATTCAAAGCCTTCTTGTTACCATCAGGAACCAATGTTGAAATTTCAACACAATCTGTATTCGTAAACAAAAATCTAAAACCATCTTGCATCAATTGATACATTGGTTTACCTCTCGCTGAAGGCAAAGCCAAAGTATGAGCAACATAATGCCCTTTACCATGATTAACGAGAATGTAGCCACCATCTTGTTCATCAGTCAAAAAGCAATAATTATTGATATTGCTTACGAGATGACCCAAATCAATGACTTCATCATTATATGCAAGCCAAAATCTTACATCTTCATGATTGGCAATTTCGTTGATGATATTTGAATTTAATGTTCTAATCATGAAACCACTTGATATGAAACACTCAAATTAACAACTGCATTGGTTGTGTCAGTTTGTGCTTGAAATGTTTGACCATTGACAAGAGTATGACCACCCATTACTAAACTCAATGTTGCTCCACCAGAAACTGGATATTGATAAACCATAGTAGTAGCATTAGATGTAGAACCGCCAGCCGGAACTCTGAAAACTGAAACGGCATGAGCCACAGAGTCCAAATTACAAACTGTCATTTTTGTCACAGTGATTTGATTCAAGGGAGAAGAATTTGTTAAAACAGTAATTGCTGTATTGGACAATACTGTGTCTTGATTTGATACGCTGGTTGTCATTTCATTCCTTATCTTATAAGGCTACCTTGGTCCAAAGCAGCAAATATTAAACTATTATTATTATGTGTATTTATAGTATCTTCGTATATTGTGAGGTTATTCACAATAGTAACAGAAGTTTCTTCAAAGTTGGTAGCAAAAACGGGTTGAGCAATATTTTCGTCATTTGCATAGATTAAAGGAGTAACAAATTCCAAACTTTCTGCTAATGTCAAAGCAGCCGCAGCATCAGTTTTTGCAGTGCTGACTTCAGATAATGCTTCATTTGCCGTAGCCGTAGCCGTGGCAATTTCACTTTCCAAAATAGTAAGGTCAATGGTTGAATTATTATTACCTAATGCTCTCCAAAAAAGATACCAAGACAGGTTAGGATAACCTTGCGGGTCAAGCAATTTGGTGGTTTTTGTAGGTAAAGTTGCGGATAAAACTATAGAATTAGATGCCATTATAAATATCCTTATGTCTCGTCCAAAACCTAAAATAATAATAACAAATAGTTCTTGTAATTACCCATACGAAGTTCAAATTTTAGATACAGAACAATATGTTTATGTAGTTACTTATAAAGACAAACCCATTTCTTTACGCTATGTTCACCAACTATTAGACAAGACAAGATATCCAAAAACTTGCTTTACAACAAAAGGAACCGGTTTGAATGTTGTTAAAAAATTAAATGAAAAATTTGACGGAAACCTCTTTGATTTAAAGAAAATCAAACTCTAGGCTCATTTAAACTAAGCCCTTCAACTGTAATATTCACAGCATCTGAAATACTGAATTCAAACCATCTTCCGGGTTGTCTAATCAAACCAAGATTTCTCCAAGTTGTCTTATAACGATAAGAAGCAATCGTTCCATAACTTGCAGGATACCATGTTGTCCAAGTTCTTCCGTCATCACTATAACGCATTTTTATAACGGGATTTGGAGTAGCAATTGTGCCAACACCTCTTACATTATGTAAAGACACATTGAAGCACTTGTTATAACCGCCGCTTGTCAAAACATTTCCAGAAACGATAACTTGAACGGGAACACCATCATCTGTATGATTTGTAGTATCAAATTTGAATACTCTTCCATCATTATAAGAACCGCCAAAGATAAAATTACCTTGACCAACGGCTAATGAACATTGAAAAATACCCGGAATTTCTTGTGCTCTTTGTTGAGTTCCCCATTGTGCCCAAGTTTTTGTCTGACAATCATAGGCCCACGATTCATTCAATCCTACAAGATTGATGACATAAAAAATATGTCCGAGAACATTTACAGTAAATGCTGAAATATTCTGAGGTTGTGTTTCAGAATGGAGTCTATCTTCAATAAAAGATGTTGAAATTCTTTCTGGAACTGTTGAAGAACGATAAACTTGTAAATCGTCTCCAATCCAGAACAAAGCATTATCTGCTTTGACTACGGAACCCTGTGACACACATCCTCTTGCATATGTTGCACCTTGAATTTCCTGAAATGGTGCAGTCAAATTACCCGTAAATTGCCACAATTCAGTTGTTCTGTTTTTAAAGAAATAAACAATTTCTGCCAAAACAAAAGATTGAACAATATCATCAGGAGAAACCTGAACCAATGATTCATTGGCTGCGTTTATTATTCCCGGTTCACCAACATTTGAAAAGAAGAATTGATTGGAACCCACAACAGGATAGATGAAAATATTGTAAAGAACAGTTACGCCAGAAAAGGGAACCAATCTTGAAACACCATCATCAAAATATTGTTGCTGAGTAAAGGTTGTCCCATCATAGATATACAATCCTCCTCCTGATACAATTGCCATTTTACCGGAAATTGCAGCAATTTGAGGGGTTTGAGAAAAGGCCACTGTTCCGATTAGATTATTATTTCTATAAACGGATTCTCCGCAAATAGTAAACAAGTCCCCATTGAATAAACCGGGGACTTGATACATTGCAAGGATTGGACTTGTTCCAAAACTGTAAATCTTTGTTAAGCCGGGACGCGCTGTTCTTATATCTTCAGATGGACCAGCAGGAGTAGATTCAACATATGCATTTACAAGCCTTTCAACAGGTAGTTGAAGGGAAGGTTTTGCATAATTTCCCGTAGAAAGTTTAATTTCCATCGGGAATTAAATTACTTCTTTTTCATAGGTGTTGACTCGGAACCCTTTGCACCTTTGGTATTCTTCATGGCAATCTTTGAAGTGGTCTTGCCCATGGATGTGAATCCCGGAACAACCGTTTCGCCAGTTTCGCCTTTATGCTTTTGATTCATCATTGAACGAGGCTCAGATGGAGCAGCTTCATAACCCATGGCAATTGCCTTGTGCTGAGAAACGGCTTTAAGAGAACCTTTTTCAGTCCCCTTGATATCTGTCATCGGATTCTTTGACATTACTTTAGACATTTTCATTTTTTAGTTTCCTTTAAAGAGACAGATTTATTTATGGATAGTATGTTACAGGAGCAACGCTCCAATTACCGGTTTGCAAACAATAGTAAGTTGTTATACTTGGATAAGAAATTGATGCATCTCCCGGTGCCCCTGAAACAGTATCGCTTCCGAAAGGATGCAAAAATGTCCCATAATTATATTGGGGCATCACTGTAACAAATTGATGACCAAAAATTGCAGGAGGAGCATTTACATATGAATTGAAGAAATTGTTTCCTACAATCTGATTAATAGCCCCCAAAACCATAGTTGGAGCACCTGTAGAACTTGCCGTAGCAGTTACAGGCTCCAAAATTGGCATAGTGCCCCCGCCAATGGGTCCACTTGGTGTGGCAAACCCATCAGCAATAACTATTCCCGTGCCAGTATCATTCGTGAAGTTGGTCATTTTTTATTCTTCTTTTTGGTCTTGGGAACACAATTTGGAACGGTTTTACCGTCCTTCTGTTTTGTCCCCTCCATCTTATAATTTTTCCAACAAGGGTCAGATTTTTTCATAGATTAGTTAACATTTGCAGCAGCAAAATAACTTAATCTCCATTCCGGATTTCCCATAATCAACCCCGCGAAAATATTAACAATTGACGCTTGATTCGCGAAAGAAGAAATATCAAAGGTGCTGACTGGGGAACCACTATTATTAAACAGGTCCGAACCGTTGGCGTGCAATATGATAGAATTTAATCCACCCGGTTCAACTGGTAAAATCAATTGTATTAAAGAAGAAGCCGTGATTTTTGGTAGATATATATCCAAAGTATCAGTTCTTTGTGCAATAAACAAAATATCTGAGTTTACAGCAGTATAAGTGTCTACTGTGGATGCAATATCTTTAATTGCCGAAACTGACAACGGGCCAGCAGGAGTTGCGAAGCCATCGGCTACGACGATGCCAGTCCCGTTTTGATTAGAAAAATTAGTCATGAGTATATGCTCCCCACATTCCGAGGCAAATTGAACGCAAGCTCAATACTTTTCCCGAAGGAATAGCAATGCTGGCCGGTTCGCTTTGGCTATAATTGATTTCATCTGTTGATGTTGTTGCCATAACAGTATGACCACTCTTGTTACGAATGTTCATAATCATGTCGGGGCTTGTGATAGCGGGCAATACAACCGATGCTCCGACAATACTATCTTCAATGACAGTATCCAAGTCAAATGCAATGACGGTTGAATTCCCAGTCAAGTCTAAATTTTGCATAATGTTTATTATCCTCCGAGGTATGGGATATTTATCCCAGCGTCTATTATTTTGGTATATGAAACACAGCACTGAAATGTGCTATAATCCAATTCATTAAAACTACAAATCCACCAGCAACAACACCCCAAAGTGTTGTTATCCAATATTGATGCGTGATTTTGGCACCATTATTTTCTGCGTTTTTTTTTTCAATTTCCTCAACACGGGACTTCAAGGCTTCATGATTTGTATGCACTTCTGCAAAAGTCTTTTCATTTTGCGTTCTATGCGATTCAAAAGTTTGTCTCAAATGAATATTCTGCTCATTTTGCAAAGTATTCATTGCCTGAAGTTCTGTTTTTAATTCCTGATGATTAGCGTCTAACTTTACTCCGAGCAAAGCGATTTGGGTCTCAATGGAATGATTTTGCCCAGTAGTAGTCATGATGTTATCCAATCCAAGTAATTGTAATTTGTGGGGAGCCTCCCGATACAGCATTTCCCGCATAAGGTTGGCCCGATGCTCCGCCTCCGGGAGATTGACCAGCATTGGCCACAGTTGCATTTGAAGAACCAATGCCTCCCAATGCTCCCCCGCCAGAATTTCCACCCGAGCCTTGAGTTGTTGTTGAATTTGCAGTTCCACTTGAACCCGCAACCCCAATAGTGTATGTTCCCGAAACAGTTCCGCCCGCTCCTCCTGCGTTTCCGACATAAGGAGTTTGACCCGCGTTGGCTTGGAATATAGCAGTATCTGTCAAAACATTACCGTAGAATGCAGAATAACCCTCTGAGACAGCATATGAAGAAGTTGGCGGTGTAAAGTTTGAAGTATATCTTGCAACATCCTTTGTGATACGGAAATCATTCATATATCCGCCCCAACAATAAATGTTATTAAGTGCAGGACCAAATTGATTGTTGCCAAGCCAAAGTTGCGTAGATGCACTCAAAACAGAATTTGAAGCAAAGGTTGTGTCAGTCCCTTGAGCCACACCATCAAGATAGAGTGTGTTTACTCCTGATTTTCTAACCCATGCATAATGGTGCCATGTATTAAATGAAAGGGCTGCTCCGGTAATGCTTGCACTACCTAATGTCAAAACAACCCCACCACCATTTCTAACAATCTGAACTTGGTTTGGGTCAGCAGGGCCAATACCCGCCGTGCTTCCCATAATGATTTGTTGACCCGAAGCCGAAGCAGTCCATGCCCAGAATTCAATAGTCAAATCTCCGGTCATGGGAACAACCGGACTAATCTGCCACCAGTTTCCATATCCAGAAGATGAACCCTGCGCTCCCGCAAGATAACCAGCCTGTGTTCCCCACTTTGTTACTGAATTCTGAATATAACCATCATTCACGCCCCCGGCAGAACCGATGGTGACCGTATTCATGGCTCCCCAAATAACTTTTGGCGGATTTGCTCTTGAATTAATAGGCGGACCTGTGAAAGGAATCAAACATGTTACTTTGTTATAATAAGGGTCTTGTTGTGCCTGATACAATGCAAAATTATATCCTTGACCAGCATTCACGGCAATATTTGAGATGACTACACCACCTCCGCCACCCCCGGAACCGGCACTATTAGAAATAGCATTTGCAAAGCCAGAGTTTCCTCCTGCTCCCCACAATTCAATGCTGGCATATTTTGCTCCCGCAGGAGCCGTAACGGATTGATAACCAATTGCATTTGATGTAAATGGTGTCAAAGATGGAGGCGGGTCTGAATACCAATTGACTTGAATTTGTGGATATCCTCCCACAACGGCATTTCCATTGACAGGTTGTCCCGAAGAACCTCCTCCCGGATTTGCTCCTGCATTCGCATTGGCAGTTCCATTGGCAATACCACCCAAAGCGCCCCCGCCACTATTACCGCCATTACCCGGAGTTGTTCCAGCATAGGATGTTCCATTGCTTCCTACAGCACTGTAAGTGATACCGTTGCCAATAACACCCCCGCCAGCGCCCCCAGATGCTCCCACACCGGGAAGAACGCCCGCGTTGGCCTGAGCAACCGAAACGCTTGTTGAGGTGCCATACCATGCGCTATAGCCCGCAATTTGAGAATATGAAGAGGTGTTGACAGTGAAGTTTGCGGTATAGCGAGCAACACTTGTCACTCGCATATCCTGATAGTATCCTGTGAACTGATACAAACCAGTATATTCGTAGCCTGAAATCCAAAGTTTAATAGAAACTGGATTATTAATATTATAGCAACTCAAGGCAGTTCCAGTATATGCGGATGAAGTTGCTTGTAAAACACCATCCAACCATAAGGAACTAACTCCACTCTTACGAGTCCAAGCCACATGGTGCCAAGTATTATATGTTACGGAACCTCCAACAAGGAAACTTCCCGCAGGATTTCCAACTGTCAAAACGCCATTATTCAACCAGAAAAGAAACTGAGCAGGATTGCTTCCGCCTCCATTACAAACTGGTCCAAGATAATTTGAGAAAATGAACTGATTTGTTGCTCCCGCCATGGGATAGATGAACAATTCAAATGTAAAATCTCCGGAAAGAGATGAACCGGGAGTAATTTGCCACGATGCGGAATTTGAACCGCCATTTGTATAACAAGCAGTTGTTCCCCATTTTGTAACAGTATTCTCACAATAACCGTCTGTTCCAGAACCCGTTCCTGCGTGAGTTAAAGTCACGGTGGACATGCTTCCTTCAATAACTTGAGGAACGCTTCCTACCGTTCCCGAAAATGGGAGAAGCATTGTGACATTAGCAGCATAAGGGTCATAATAAGGCTGATACAAAGCATAATTATATGTCGTATTTGGCGAAACCGAAGTATTGTCAATGATTAGGTAACCTCCGCCCCCGCCTCCCGAACCGGCCACAGTGGAATTAGCAGCGCCGGAACCGGCTCCGCTTCCCCATAATTGAATTGTTCCATAATTAGCAAATGCCGGGGAAGTTATTGAATAAAATCCCGTGGCATTTGCTATGTATACTGAACTTCCTTTGGGGACCGAGGATGCTAATGAGGTTCCCGCAAGAAGCGAACGACGGCTTCCCGTGAGTCTCATATTAATCTCTCAATACAGAAAGGGTTACATATAGGTCTGAAGTTGATGTATAAGTTGGCCCGGTTGTGCATGTCACAATGGCATACAAACTTGTTCCGCCTGAAGAATAAACCGTTTGCCCAATATTATCCAAAACATTGATTGTCATAGTTCCAAGGCCACTATCTGCGGCCCCTAATGTGAATACTCCAACCAAATATGGCAAATCGGCGGCATTAATCGCCGGGGCACTCTTGTCAGTCCATGTTGTGTTTGAAGGGTTATTATTGAAAACATAAACCTTGTAACCTGTGGTTTGAACAGATTTTGACACGATTGAAATGGATTGTAGAACACCAGACTGTGTAGGCGAACGAAGAATACCCGAGAATGTCAATTTTCCGCCCACGACATTGTTTGCAGTATATGCAGAACCTGAAGTGTTTGTAGGATTGACTTGAACTTGAGCCGAAGATGAATAAGTTGAAACATTCAACAATGCCGAATTTGATTGAACAATCGTAGCATTCAAATTTGCAGCAGTGGATTGCGAAACAGAAACTGCTCCCGTAACAGTGGCTTGAAGAGCCGCAGCATTTCCCTGAGTAACTGCAATTGAAGAACCTGAGAAAGTTGCTTGAATTGGCACACTATTAGTAACTTGAACTGCGAATGTTCCTGAATTTACTACTGTAGCATTGAACAAAGCCGCGTTAGACTGTGTTGCCCCAAAACTTGTATTCAAAATTGAACCAATGCTTGCAGTAGAATTTGCCAAGGAAACTGAATTTCCAAGAGTTGCAGTCAAAGGAATAGACGAGGTAATCTGGACTGGGAATGTTCCCGTTCCGACCACAGTCGCATTCAAATTAGCAGCATTTGATTGAGAAACAGTTGTTTGCAAAGCCAAAGCATTGCTTTGAGTTACAGGATGACTTACACTGTTTGTAACTTGAACCGCAAAAGTTCCTGTGCCCACGACTGTAGAATTCAATAGAGCCGCATTGGATTGAGTTGTCTGAATACTTGAGCCTGAGAATGTAGCCTGAATTGGAACAGAATTTGTTACTTGAACAGCAAAAGTTCCATTATTAGTTACTTGAGATTGAAGTGCAGCAGCATTTGACTGAGTGACATTGATTGATGTTCCCGAGAAAGTGGCTGTAATCGGGACACTGTTCGTCACTTGCACGTTAAAAGTGCCGCCATTTGTTACCGACAAAGGAACAGAATTTGAAATCTGGACTTTGTTTGGGAAACTACCATCCGAAACAGGAGTCATCTGCAAGTTTGCAGCCGTAGGCTGAGTTACATTGAATTGACTGTTTGTAATGCTTCCGATAGCATTTGAACCCGCTGGAAGAGAACTTACAACGACGGTTTCAGTAATTGGAAGATTTGTAATCGCCACATTACCAATGAAATTATTACCAGCAGGAAGTGAACCAGAAATTCCAAAAGATGTGTTTGTAATACCTCCGATGACATTTGTTCCCGCAGGGATTGAGCCTGTCAAAGCAGCATTTACAGAAGGCGTTCCTACAATGTTTACAGAACCAATTGTGTTGGCACCTGTAGGAAGAGGGCTTGCCAAATTGACATTACCAATTGTATTTGAGCCTGTTGGAAGAGCAGAATTCAAAGTCACGGTGAACGATGAATTTTGCATATTGACCTTTAAAGCTCCATGTTGGTCTGCTTGAAGGGGATTGGATGTTCCATTTGCGAAATTCTGCTGGGCGGCGTTTGCGGTGGCTGCTGTTGTGGAGGTGATGGTCCCAGACACAACATTGACCTTAAGATTTCCGCCAAGGTCCGTATATAATTGAGTTGATGTTCCATTTGAAAAATTCTGCGAAGCGGCATTAGCGATAGCATTAGCAGTTACAGTAATAGAACCGCCAAATGTGGCAGTTGTAACGATAGGATTTGAAGTTGTTCCAACCGGTGTTCCATGAACATCAACAAGAATCTGAGCCGGAACTTCCGAAACAGATGTGTTAATAGGCGGATTAAGAGGACTCTGAGGAAGAGCTTCTGTGGTGGTGTTTACCAAGAAAACGGCAGCATAGTAGCCAGAACCATTTCGTTCTTGATATAATTGTCCGATATTAGATGTGGCCATGATGGTTCCTTAAATTTTGTATTATTTATAGAATCCTGACCGACGCTTTCCATATGGAAGATAGAAAAGACTTGTAGGACGGTCAAAATTCTTGAGTTTATCGTAAAATGTAACAGCACGTTCTGTAATTCTCTGGGCTGTAGCCGGGTCAGTCATTCCAAGACCATTTTCATCCATCAAACGGTCTGCCAAATTATACAAAACAGCTTGTTGTGCCCAAATAGGGACATCAATAACGTCAGTTGGTAAAATAACATCTTGAACAGAACGAGCCACAGTGCAATTAATTGTTCCGCCAGCATTCAAAAGCGGCCAAATATACAAATTACTACCCGAAACTTGTCTATCAAACATGAAAGTGAACGGAGAACCGCCAGATTGTTGTTTATTTGGATAATTTGTATACTGGTCATACGTCATACGACCTAAAGGACGCTCATAAAAGTTTGGAGCAGGAGTTTGAACCCATCTTGCTTCAGAAACATCCAAAACAAGCGGAGAAATTGGAATAGGATTACCAAAATAACCTTGATTTGACCCAACATTTAGACTAATTTGGGTTTCTCTCCACAAATTAGTGCCGTCCATTTGCCAATCCTTCAACATCAAATTCAATGATTGAATGGCACGATTATATTGGTCATCATCTGGAACAGTTCCATAACCATTCAATGAACCAATAAGTTGCATCGCTCTGGTAATCATTTCACCAGCATTCAAAGAATAAGTTGTAGAATTGCTCATTGACATTTTTTAAGTAATTCCTCTAAAGTCGCAATAGCTCTTTGTAATGCTTGAATTTCTACGCCCATATCGTGTATACCGTGGGCATCTTTATTCTCAATAAAGAAATTTGCTGTGCTCCAACAAACCTCTTCTCTCTTATGTAATTTATCAATAAGCGCATTTATTGTATCACGCATACCCAACCTCCTGTTGGTTGTGGAGTAGGACTATATATCGGAGTCAAAACTTCAATAACATTGCACGCAACTCTTGCATTGCCCACACTTGTCAATGCTGTCAAAGCCTCAATAAATGTGGCCGAAACAACTGCATCGGGACTCGGACCCAAATTTGTCAAACTTTCAACCATTGCCGAATCAACAACAATATTGGCTATTGGAGAAACATCAAATGTTTGACTAACCCCCGCATTCCAAGTCGCCGGATACCAGTTGGCCACAGTTGTAAAATTTGTTCCATCATCTGAATATTGTAAATCAAATAATCTCAAACCTTGAGTATTTGCCAAATAATCCGGACGAGGAAAAATGACTAATTCAATAACATCTACCGGAGAAGGGAATTGATATTGAATCCAAACATTTAAAGAATCTCCATTTGATGACCAAAAGTCACTTGGATTTCCTGTAAAACAATTTGCAGCAACATATCCCCCATACGTGGAATTAGCAGATGCAGTTCCGCCTGTGCACTGATTGGCTCCGCCAATAGCATTCGCCATGCTGATTTGACCTAAAGCCAAACCTCCACTATCGGTTACACTAAGAATTCGCCAATATGTATGAGCCATTAGCTAATAACCTTTTGACCAATCTCCAAAGCATTTACGGTATCTTTGGTCCACGCGGAAGATGTTGCCGGGTTCTGGTCATAGATATTTGTGTAATACAAATAACTGTTTGTCACAGCATATGTTGTTCCAACTGTTGTGGTAGAACCCGATTTCATGACAGGAGCAATAGTTTTGGTGGCCGAATTATCTTTAGCCGCGCAAACACGAATTTGAACACAAGAAACTGTTGAAGGACTATTTGCCAAAGGAGCAACGGTATACAAATCCTGATATCCTGCTACACTTGCAAAAACATTTGCAGTTGGAGAAGCAGGGACCGGTAAAGTGTCAATCAAATTATAATTTGTTGAACCTGTTGAGGGGGTAAATTGGACCGCAACATCTGAAGTCACAACTTGAGTTTG